GATGATTACGGAGAATATTTTTTCAGATGCTGGCTCACTGGACTTACTGGGCGACGCACAGATGGACTGGGACGATGACCCATTCCGACCATCTTTCAAATTCACACCGCCTACAGGATCACATTCTTGTGGTTGCGGATCAAGTTTTCAATTGGATTAACAACATGGAGATAATAAATGGACATAATCAAAAAGGTTATAGAAGAGGTAAGGAGTAAGCCATGGATATGGGCGTTAGTAATTCTGGTCATAGTCATTGGCGGATTCTTTGGCTAGTTCTTATCTTTCTGAGTCTGGGAGGATGCAGTACGCTGAGGAATGCGGCGATAGTAGGTGGTGCGGCGGGCCTAGGTGCGACTGCTGGGACTGTGATCTCTACGGGTGTGATTGCACCCATAGCGGGCGCTGCGATAGGTGCCTCTGTAGCAGATGTAGTGGTGACAGGTCTGGAACCGGAGCCGGTGATACAATCGACTGAGATTGTAGCAGATACAGTCGTAAATGAAGCACCGGATAATTTCTTTACTTTGATTCAAAAATTAACGGAGATGGGTGGATGGTTGCTGATCTTAATCTTTGTAGTTCCAATGGTGATCGGGTGGATCATACCGGGGCCGCTACAGAAGGTAAAGAAGAAACGCTAGTAAGAATTACTTGGCGGGATATTATCCAGTATTCTGATTGGACTACCGCAGATAAAGTTGAATGTCCGGTGATGGAATCGGTGGGCTGGTTGGTGTCGCAAGATGAAGACACTTTGAAGATCGCCACCACTCTTGACCGGCATGATTCATTAGGTGAGAACGATGGGGCTACGACTTATTACGGGATTCTTGCTTTTCCTTCCGGCTGCGTTCTCTCATGCGTTCCGTTGCATACTGCGACAAACTAATCCCTTCCCTATTCTCAAACGACTCTTCCCAAAATAGACCGGATGGCGCTACCTGACCGCGCCTCACCCAGCAGTATCTTGCGAAACATAATTGACGGTGTTCTTGGTCAGCCTCCCACTTCTTACGCCAATTACTATAATCTCTCATCTAAATCTTTGATCTTCATAACATACATATCACGATGCGTTGTAAATGCCGGTGGGTCTGGGTGACCCTTCGGCCAGAATGAAGACTCTTCAAAGAATTGTTCAGCGTTTTTGTAACCGCAAAGCCAGATGTGTAGGAGATCACTATAATTCCCACCGCTATCCCTATCCAAATACTCCATGCTTAGAAAAGCATATATGTCCGGCTTTTGGTGTCGGGATGTCGCTGCTATGTTGACAGTGTATTGCGGCTTTGGCGGTACAGCTCGACGCTTTGTTTTAACCTCAATTTTTTGCCCCTCATAAATCAGGTCATAGTCCTTATGATCTAATAACTCTACGCCAAGATGTTTCGCCAGTGCTAATTCCCCAAGCCTACCCGCGTGGTTACCCCTCCCTTTTGTAATCGAATTCTTAATTCCCCCAAGATCATCCGCCCATTGCGATGCTTGGTCTATCATTTTCCGACTGAACTCTAGTGATCGCATTTATAGCCTCTTCTGTTGTGCATTTGAATAGCTCCTTTCCGCAGTCAGTACGCCCTAATGTCCTGAGATTACAATAGTTTAGTAGGGCGTGTACCTCTTGCTCTGCTTTGTACGCCTCTTCAAACCAGAACTTACCTACCAGTTCCGCCCTACCAAATCGTCTGGCACTCGACATAATGTCAGATATGCCGTCAGGAAATGTCTTGCCGATCTTGAGAGTCCAAGGAACATCTGGATTACAGACAACATATACCCAACCTTCCAGTACCGTTTCACCCTCAACCTTGACAGTTTCCCGCTTAGTCATTGGTGTTGACTGGCCGAATTCAGATTTTAACTTAGGCTGGATGTCTACTACATTACTATCTGTCACTCTGTCTTCGTACCACCATCCAGCTAGTAGGGCAAAAATCTCTTTACGCCCTTCCCTAGTCATACACCTATATGCCTTTTGCGAACCAACTAATTTTATAGCCTCAGATATTTTAGCGTTATATATGGTGTCATAAAGTTTTTGACAACCCTTACAGCGACTTTGCCGTCCTGATGCCGCTCTATTATCGAGTGAAAAAATTTCAATAGGGAGAATGTGATCGGGGTAATCTTCCTCACAAGCCCATTCACCCTTGTATCCGCAACACCTTTTAGTTTCTGTCACGTTTTTTCACCTCATTGATGATTGCTTGATCCCTTTCTTCGGGAGAGTCGAACGGCCCTTTGCAGCAGAGATAAGTCTTCTTGTCTGAAGAAAGGAGAAACCACAAAGAGCCATCCGGTTGTTTGTATCTTTCGCATCTGTGTATTCCGTCGTCAAGGTATCCGTGATTGAATGATCCACCGCGATACCAATTGATCTTCACTTCCGTTTCTTACTAAGAGCTTTGAGTCTTCGGCGCAACCTTTGGGATGCTAGGAATGCATCAAAGTCTAATTCGAAATTCTCCGACTGGACACACTGAAATTTACCAGTCTTCTTGTCGCACCGCAAGATGTATGCGGAGTCCACTGGCCTACCCTCCATATCTTCTAAGGCTTTGGCATAGGCCGCCACCTGTAGATAATACTCAGGATACACAGCCTTGGAAGTCTTCCAATCTATCACAGAATACTCCCCATTGATGGTCGCCACAGCGTCCACCGTACCGGCATATTTATGGGTTCTATGGTAGACTTTTTGCTCTGCGGAGTGCCACTCCACATCATTCTCCGAAACCCATGACCTGAACGCCTCTATTGCCTTCTGAGCCTCTTTCTGCTGAGGCATAGGGGGTGGGTCGCCCCCCTCAAGTTTCCACCTTATAGCGCCTTCTACCCACGCATGGGTGACAGTGCCGATATTGATGGCTGAGGTTGAAGTATTCCGGTATGCCCCCTTAATTCCCTTGGTGATAAAATCAATTCCCACACTTTTTGTGTGGTAGTTATCACGTTCAGAGTCATAGAACAAATGGCTCGAAAGCCATTCGACTCCTTCTTTTAATGCCCAAGGAATTAAGCCGGGTTTGGAGATCACATCCATCGTTTGAGTGACGGATGTAATCAGCTCATCCTCTATCCTGTAGGAATGGAGTCGGTCATCAAACCCAAGCTCGATGACCTCCCCATCATGGTACTCAATTTTCAAAACGGAATGTTGTCGCCTTCAACACTTCGATTGACATCACCGCTGGAAGCAGCACCGTTGTAAGGCAGTTGCAGCTGGCACGAGAGATACTTCTTGCCACCCATGGAGAGATTCTACCAAAGGGCAACTTTGATTTCCTCTCCGTGCCAGAGAGCCGTTCCGGTTAAGTCAGGGCGTTTAGTATTCCCAACCTTCTCGTTTTCAAATAACACTAGCGTGTCAGGTTTCCTGTCCATTATACGTTCCTCACGTTTTTGGAATGTTTAGGTAGACAGGATGTCATACCATTCTTTCTAGTCGAGCAGAAGCCTGCTGAGTTCTCCAGATTTCAATCTTGAGTTCAGCCTGCTTCAATTCCCAACGTAACTTCTCTTCATTAGATATCGCAGCAGCGATACCCTCATTTGCAACGGCAACAGCCGACTGCACCGCAACCCAATGCTCCTTATCCGCCACAGTCCTACCGACCGCTTGAGAGTATAGTAGGGAACGTTGAGTTTTCTTCCACTCCTGCGCTTGAAACGATAACGCTTTCGCAGTAGCGTACTGAGGAGCTGTCTCCTCAATTTTCTGTAATGCATCTTCAATTTCCTTTTCGCTTATCATTAAATAATATTAACCCGTCCTTAAACGCTCTGTCAAGCGTTTGCATAATAAAATAGGGTTGCCAGTTTAACAACTCTACATCTCCATTGTGTATATCAGTATGATGCTCATAACATAACGGCATCACAAAGTAATCACTAGCCTTAAATCCGGTGCCACCAGAAAATGGTGCAAACCTGCCTTTTAAGTGGTGAGCCACTATTGTATCATTCTCTATCTTACAGTCAGCACAAGGAAGGGTTGCCACCCAATCCAGATATTTCCGGCTCTCCACCCTTGGATTCTTTTCAAGTGTCATAAAATGGGAGCGTCCGGCCCTGCCAGTTCTTGCTTTGCCTTTATATCAGCCACAAGTTTGCCCAAAGTATCTTTGACAGTTTCCGCCGCCAGTATAGAAACGTCACCCTCTTCAATTACTATTCTCATTTCTACAGCACCAGTCCAGTTTGGCTCCTCTATTCTGCTAATTTTTATCATCATGCTTAGTGACAGATGCTATATGAGAAGCACCATATTCACCAACCTGTAACCTAGTAGCATAAGAACATCCCATTAGCATACCAACCAGCAACAACGTAATTAGAATTTTCATTTCATACCCTTCTCTCGTAAAATTTCATTGTATTCCTCCAGTAAAATATTAGTATACTCAATGATTTTATACAAATCCTCTACCGGAGTTCCCTTTTTTTTCCATCTGCTTACATACTTTATTATATTCCCACTACAGAAGTCCATATCGTTAGCCAGTATGTATTGAATCGGAGTGATCTTCATGGCTGTGTAGTATGTTGGTTTCATGGTTTTCGGCGCGATGACAATCGGCTTCGGCTGTATCTGGTCTGTTTGTCGGCTTCTTTAATAACTTTAATGGCTAATGTAAGATTCCGGTTACACGAATTTAGGAATGCAACGGCGCACGTACCCATGTCATCCCATCCATCACAGACCTTGCCTCCATCCAGACTTGCGGCATACATTAAAGCCTGTTGCCCCTTATCTAAATCAAATATGTCTTTGGGAACCCCTTCTCTATTAAAACCGTTTGGGTTATCTTCTAATACATTGCTCATATTCC